TATACAATCACTGTTTCGACTTCACAGATGGAACATTTTCTTGTGGATCTCAGATAAGATATCCTGCAATGGAAGATTTGGAGAAGATAATTTTTACTCTTAAAGCACGTAAACGTGCACAGCAATCAGAAACAGGAGAACTATAACAAATGTCTGCAATGCAACCAGAACCATCTTCTCTGGAATTCACGAAGGAAGTGGATTTCAGAGCAAAGGTATATAGAATGCTTTCAATGGGAATGTCTACTGCCGAGATAGAAACATTTCTTCATAGAAAGATAGACTGGCAACTCTTCTCCCGAGATACTTTGGATGTAATAAGAGATCAGAGCCAACCAGAACTCATATTAACCATTCCACAAGAAATGGATTCAGAACTTAAACATACTTATAGAAGTTCTCAATATACTGCAGAGATGATTCAGAAATTAGACCAGAAATTTGAAAAAGCAGACAAGTTCTTTGCAGAACTTGGAGAAAAGATAATTGACGATTTCAATTTCTTATGTGGATTAATGGCAGTTGCATTTTTAATAACAATAGGACTAATCATAATTCTAAAATGAAGATACAGTTTGAAGAAGATTTCATATATCTGATATCAGGTCAAGAAGCAAAAATCATATTAAGGAATTGCAAGAATTCTTGTCCATTTTGCCCAGCAGTGAACTTGAAGGAGTTCTATAATAATACTCTATTGAATAGTAGTTTTGATAGTTCAGTTAAAAAGCTTATAATATATGGAAGTGCAAATTCTCCATATGTAGAAACCTTCCTCAAGAAATCAAAAGCAAAGAATCCAAAGTTGGAAATAGAACTTGTTTGTTGTGACTGTGCTATAGATGTTTCAAACTTGGATATTACATACAGACAGGTTATTCATCCATCTATATTCGAATATCTTAAGTTGCTTCCTATAGAATTCCTTATTCCTGCAACAGGAGATCCTTCGATGATGTCTGCTTTTGTTTTAAGATATCGAAAAAGATTCCCCAAGATTCCTATAAAATTATATGTTCCAGATGCAGGAGATTCTTCTGCAGATTTTTGGTCACCAGATAAAATAGAAGAATTTCAAAAGACCATAGATTCAGATTGTTCTAGAATTTAATTCATCATGAACTCATCTTGCTTCATTTAAGAAGAAGATCTAAGTTTATAACACTATGTAAAGAATGGAGGACATAAATGTCAGATACAGATACAAACATCAGCGAAGTTTCTTTGGAAGAAACAAATGTCTTGGAAGAAGACAGATTATACACTGCCAAAGAAATGGCAGATTTCTTAGGCATAAAGATTGGTGCTCTTAAAGATTGGACAAAGTTGGAAGAAAATCCATGTCCATGTTTAAGATTTCAAAGCAGAGTACTTCGTTTTGAAAAAGAAGAAGTACTTAAATGGTTCAGAGAACAAACCAAAGTTTGGAAGAGACCAAGAAGATCATCACAGACAACTCAAGCAACGGAAGTTAAATTAGAGTCATAAGGAGACAGATCAAATGGCACAAGAAAAAGTTAATGCAGAGGAAACACAAGTTAAGTCTGGTCGTATAAAGTCAAGAGTCAATTATGACGTTACAATTCAGTACGATGGAAGAGATTGTGTAGTAGCTCCTCGTCAGGAAATTCAAATTCCAGATTTCTCTAAATTAGGCTCTTTCAATCCAAGAGAGATTTTAAAGATCGAAGGTTAATTTTGCTTTCAAATTTTGGCAAAAGATGGTTCCCACAAGAACCATCTTTTGTTTTGCTACTGTATGCACCCACACTTAAATTTGGGTATGTAATTCGTATAACTTTATAAAGAAATGGAGAATTAGCAAATGGTAGCACCATACACTAAAACACAGGAAGTTGATCAGAGTTATAGAGTATCAGGATCTACAGGTGTTGCAACAGGTATTGTAGTTGCAGCCAAGAAAGGTCCAACTATTCCTACATTAATATCTTCAGACACAGAGTACTTAAAGTACTACACAGAAAATGAAGCAGTAGAAGTTGGTGATACTCTTGCTCATTTCTCAGCTCTATCAGTATTAAACAAATCAGACTCTTTATGGGTACAAAGAGCAGTTCCAGAAGATGCACTCTATGGTGGTGTAGTTCTAAAAACTGTTTCAGGTACATCAGAACAATTAAGCATTGGTCTTAAAGATCCAACTGCTTACTTATTCAAAGATGTAGCAGGAACTTTGTCGCCTCAAATTTCAGAAGTTTCCTTTGCAGCTTGTATCGAAGGCTCTTTGAGTGGAACTTATTTTGTTCTTCCAGGAGCAAAACAATACGTTTGGTACAAAATAGCAGGAAACAAATTAAAAGCATCTTATACAGTAACAGATGCAGAAAATCTTGCAGTAGAAGATGGATATGCAAAATACATCATGCTTCCAGGAAGCAAACAATATGTATATTTTGTAGTAGATGGAAAAGGTTCAGATCCAGAACTTACAGATTTAACTGCAATAAAAGCAGAATTAGAAGCAGGTGCAACTTCAACTCAAGTTGCAAGAGCTTTTGCAAATGCACTTTCTGGAATCTCAGGTTTCACAGCAACAAGTTCAAGCAATAAAGTTTCGATTGAATCTGCGGAAGAAACCGAAGATGGAGATGCTGGAACCACAGATTTCATCTACATAACTGAACAAGAAGCAACTGATTCTTCTTCAGATCCAGCTCCAACTTCTCCTTATGGTATGACTGGAATCGCAGTTGAAATCAATGCAAATGAAACTGTAGCAGAAGTTGCCAGAAAAACTTTTGTTAAACTCAATACTTCTGCAAAAGAGTTTAAATGTACTTACGAAGATAATTCAGCAGTTGTTACTATAACTCATTCAGTTGGTGGATCAATCACAGAAATTGCAGATGGAGATACCAATTTTGACTTCACCACAACACAATATGGTGGAGAAGATACAGGAGTTCCTTGCTTATTGATTTATGGAGCAAATCAAGGAAAATGGAACAACAATATCGTAGTTAAGATTTATAACTATACAGATTATCCATCTACAGTTGGAGAAAAGAATGCATTCTTAATCAAAGTATTCAAATCAAGCAACTTGAATACTGAATTGGAATCTTGGTTATGTTCTTTGGATCCATCTCATCTTGATGGAAGTGGAAATTCCCTTTATGTAGAAACCGTTCTCGAAGGATCTTATTATATCAGAGGTCTTGTCAATGCAGCAGTAAGTGCAGACCAATTACCAGCATCAGAAGCAAAAGGAACTTCTCTTAAAGGTGGATCAGATGGATCTCCAGTTACAGATGCATCAATGATCAAAGCAGTTAAGAAATTTGCAAATAAAGATGAAATCAAAATCACTTTATTAATAGATGGTGGATGGGCAACTCCAGCATATCATACAGAAATGTTAAGAATTGCCAAAGAAAGACAAGATTGCTTCGCAATTCTTTCTACTCCAGTATCAGCAGAAAGCTCAGCAGATTATAAAAATGCTTTAGTTAATTACAGAAAGAACCAATTAAATGCAAATACATCTTATGGTGCTTTAATTACGCCACACGTTAAAGTATTTGATTACTTCAACAACAGAGATATATGGGCAGCTCCAGATGGACAATTAGCAGGAGCATTAATTGATGCTGATAGAAACTATGAAATCTGGTATCCAGTTCTTGGTTTCAGAAGAGGTGTTCTTGATGTAACCGATGTCAAACGTACTTTTGAATCAGGTGATTTGAACTACTTATATGATAACGGATTAAACCCAATCAGAAAAACTTCTGGAAAAGGTATTGTAATCTGGGGTCAAAAAACGTTACAATCAGGTGCATCAGCATTGGATCGTATAAATGTCAGAATGATGCTTATCAGAATAGAGCCTGCTATCGAAGAATACTTGGAAAACTATATTGGTGAGTTCAATGATTCACAGACAAGAAGTGAAATTACTACTATTGTAGAAGACTATTTGACCGATATTCAGGCAAGGAGGGGTATCAGTGAATTCAAATGTGTTTGTGATACAACAAATAACACAGCTCAGGTAATTTCAAACAACGAATTGATAATCTGGACTTATGTTAAACCACTTTACTCAGCAGAATTCATTACAAACAAATTGATTATCACTGCAGAAGGTGTCAGTCTAACTTAGATCAGATATTCCAAATGCTATAGAAGGAAGAGGTCTGTGCCTCTTCCTTTTTGCATAATTTGATTTAATTATGAACAGAGAATTTGTGCAAAAAGCAATTAATGAATTGGATTTGTCCATTATTCATGATATAGATAATCCCCGAAAAGCAACTTTTTCCAACAAGGAATTATTGAGTTCTTTACAAGCTACTTATCCAGATTTAATCAGAAGTGCAAAGGAACTTATTTATTGGCATATGCATATGCATGAAGAAGGTTTTATAGATGAGCAATTCTGTCCCTGTGGAACAAGAAAGAAGTTTGACACAATCAAATTCAGATATTTTAAGTATTGCTCCCCAAAATGTGCACGCATTTATACTATGGATAAAGCAAAAGAAACTTGTCTAAAAAGATATGGTTGCACAAATCCAATGAAAAACGAACAGATCAAGAATAAAGCCAAAGCAACAAACGTTAAAAAGTATGGTGCAGAATGGGGTTTGTTAACAAATGAAATCAAACAAAAAGTGGAGCAAACATGTTTAGATAAATATGGAACTGCTCATGCTGTTTCTTCCAAGCAGATTCGCGATAAAATAGATGCAACAAATATTGAGAAATATGGATACACTTCTCCAATGAGAAATAAGGAAGTTCAAGAAAAGGTAAAAGCCACAAATCTGAAAAGATATGGTTGTCCTGCTTCCTCGCAAAATGAAGAAGTCAAAAAGAAAATGAAAGAAACTTGCCTTGAAAAATATGGAGTTGAGTGTACAACCAAAGTAGAATCAGTTAAAAAGAAATCCAGAGAAACAAATCTGAAAAGATATGGATACGAAAACTCAATGCAGAGTCCTCAAGTTCGAGAAAAGGCAAAACAAACTAATCTTGAACGTTATGGTGAAACAAATCCTATGAAAAGTAAAGAATTTCAGGAAAAATTAATGCGAAATAATCTTGAAAAGTATGGAGTGCGTTGGCAGCTAGAACTAGATTCTGTCAGAAACAAAATCACAGAAACACTAAAACAAAAATATGGAGTAGATAACATTTCCAGATTTAAACCTTTGCATTTTAACGAAAATACAGCAAAGATCCTTTCTTCTCCAGAAAATCTTAAGGCTTTCATAGAAACACAGGAAATAAAAACAAGTGCACATATGGCAAAGAAATTGGATATGTGCATAACTGCTTTTAAGCGACATTGTCATGAATATGGACTCTGGGATTTAGTAGAACATTACACCTCTTCTTATGAACTTGAATTGCAATCTTTATTCCCAAATACTTTTATCAAAACCAAAGCTATTATTCCTCCTTATGAAATAGACCTGTACAATGAAGAACATAAGTTTGGTATTGAATTTAATGGAAATTACTGGCATTCTGAACAGCACAGAGAAAATCCTAGTTACCATCAAAATAAATCTTTATTAGCAGAAGAAAAAGGAATATTCTTATATCACATCTGGGAATATGAATGGTTAGATGAAAGAAAACGATCTATAATTCTAAGCCAAATAAACAATCTTCTTGGAAGAAATGAAAGAAAGATCTATGCAAGACAATGTGAATTGAAAGAAGTTTCTTCTGAAGAAGCAAAAATATTTCTTAAAGAAAACCATCTTCAGGGAAATACAAATGCTTCAGTTAAGTTAGGACTCTATTTTGGAGATGAACCAGTTTCTCTCATGACCTTTGGAAAACCAAGATTTGACAAAAGGTGGGAATATGAATTAATCCGATTCTGTAACAAAAAGAATACTTCAGTTATTGGAAGTGCAAGTAAACTGTTTAAACACTTTATTAAAAAGTATCAACCAAAATCGATTTATTCATACTCTCATATGGATAAAGGCAGAGGAACTCTGTATTCTAATCTTGGTTTTAGGCTTGAAAAAGTAACAGACCCTGATTATGTGTGGGCAAGGGAGGGCAACGTATTATCTAGATACCAATGTCAGAAATACAAACTTCTTAAAAGGGGTTTGGTTGGAGACAGCGAGAAAGAAATTATGCAGGGTCTTGGATATTTTCAGCTATTCAGCTGTGGAAGTAAAGTATGGATTTTTGAAAATTCTCTTTTATATTAGAGTAGATATCTACACACTAAACTTATATAAGGAGAATTATAATGGGTCAATTAAATTTATCTCAGATCTCAAGCTTACCTGATATAATTAAAAATTCGAAGTGGAATGCAAGATTTTCTAAGATGCCAGCAGTTAGCGGATTCACTTCTACTGACGTTGATTTAAGAGCAGTAACCATGGATGTTCCTAAGGCTAGCGTCGGAGTTATTGAAACCACAATCCGAGAGAACACTATCAGAACTCCAGGAAGAAAAACTTACTCTCAAACATTGACATTAACTTTATTAGAAACCGTAGATGCAAAAACTATGGAATTCATCAGACAATGGAGAGAGCTATGTAACGAATACAATACGAACAAGATTGCATCAAGAAACTCACGAGAAGCAACAATATTGCTTTACTTATGCGATGATACTTGGAGTGATGCATGGAGTTGGAAAATTGACAGAGCTTGGCTATCTGATTATACCCTTCCTCAATTGGGAGATGGCTCATCCCCTGAAGCAATCAAACCATCTCTAACATTGGCATACACTTCTTTCGTAGATAATAAGCTTGTTTAATTTGGGTAATGCATACATAATACAGATGGAAGACTTTCAAAAAGTCTTCCATTCTTTTGAATTTCAGATGTTATGAAGAAGATAGATTATTCAAGACTAAGCAGAAATTTCAAGGAAAATCCTCTTGGTTTCAAGGAGTATGCAACTCTTGATGACCTCAGATACCTGTATCTGGAGCTTAATCTGTCCAAAGATGAAATCAAAGAAATAATAGGAAAAGACTTCACATCACAGCATATCAAGAAATTCAATCTTATAAAAACAAAAGAACAGAAGTCCGAATGTATAAAAAGAATCAATCTTGAGAAGTACGGAGTCGAAAATCCAAGCCAAAGAAAAGATGTTCGTGATAAGATAAAACAAACTTGTCTTGAGAAGTATGGAGTTGAAAACATATCTCAACTCAAAGAAATAAAGAATATAAAGAAAGAGAAGTCTTTAAAGAAATATGGAACAAAGATTCCTTCTCAAAGCCAAGAAGTTAAGGATAAGATGAAGGAAACTTCTTTGAAAAAGTATGGTTCCGAGTATTATTTTTCTTCAAGTTCTTTCAAAGACAAAATGCAAGAAAAGTATGGAGTTGACAATCCAATTCAAAGTGAAGAAGTTCAAAATAAACTGAAGGAAATCAATCAAGAAAAGTATGGGGTTGATTATGCCTTCTCCTCAAAGGAAGTTCAGGAGAAAATCAAGCAGATAAAACAAGAAAAGTATAGAATTCTTCGGGATAAAAGAATTCAAGAAAAGGTTGAGCAAGATGAGCTCAAAAGAATGGAGAAGGAATCTGCTTTAAGGAAGCGAAGAGAATTCTTTGAGAATAATTCTGCCAGTGAAGTATCAAACAGTATTTATGAGTTCTTGAATCAATATGATACTGAAAAGCATAAAATAGCGGTTGATTTTGTTGCATTATTACATGATAGCTTTGGAATTTCTTCCATCGAAGAGCATGATACTGCTTCTTTTGAAAAGCAAGAACGAAGCAATCATCTTAAGAAAACTCAATTATGCGAAGAACAAGGAATTCAATTATTCCATATCTTTGAAGATGAATGGATGGATCAGAACAAACAAGAAATATGGAAATCTATGTTATTGAATGCACTTGGTGCTTCCAAAAAGCTCTATGCTTGAAAAACGGAGATCCAAATCGTTCCAAATGGAGAGAAAGATAAGTTCTTGACTGAAAATCATATACAAGGAACTTGTGCTTCCAAGATTAATCTTGGCTTGTTTTATGAGAAGGAGTTGGTTTCATTAATGACTTTTGGCAAGCCAAGATTCAATAAGAAGTATGAATATGAATTAATCAGATTTTGCAATAAGAAAAACTTATCTGTAATTGGAGGAGCGAGCAAACTCCTTCATTCTTTCATTGAAGAGTATCATCCAAATTCAATAATATCTTATGCAAACAGAAGATGGTCTCAAGGAAACTTATATGAAAAACTTGGATTTTCTTTGGATTTAGAAACTCCTCCAAACTATTTTTATTTCCATCCAGATGATTTTCTTTTGAAGTCTCGTGTGCAATTCCAAAAACATAAGCTTCAATCTATTCTTCAAGAATATAATCCAGATTTATCCGAAACCAAAAACATGTATATCAATGGTTATAGAAAGATATACGATTGTGGGAATAAAGTGTACTCTTTGAATTTCAATTAGTATCTACAGCTATTCTTAAATCCTTAATGGGGTATATCTGTTTTCGATATACCCATTCTCTTTAGATTTAGGTATGGTATTAACTTTAGCACAAGTAAATAATTTTGAACCTGGAAGATCTGATAAATGGGATGTAAGATTCAGAACAGGACAAGGTCCATCCGGATATACAGATTGGATACCTGCTACACAGTTAACTCATCCTATTTTTAACATTTCTGGGTATGATTGGTCTTCCGGAAACAGAACTCTTTCTTTGCCAAAGGCATTGGATTATCCAGATATGAGCATGACATTATTGGATGACGATAAAAGAACCATTAAAAAGTTCTTGAGGGAATGGTATGAAAAAGTATTTCCTTCTTCGGGAGGAAACGCATATCTTAGCGATATAGTCAAAGTTATTGAGATTTCACCATTGACCGCTCAGAATGAAGTAGTTGAAACAGAGTCATATATAGTATATCCAACTGGTTCTTGTGCAAATTCTCTGACCAGCGATGCTTCAAATTTGAGTTACCCTGTAAACTTTAAGATAGTTGGATATTCAAGAAGATAACTTCCAATTTAACATTCTAAGTATTAAATAGGAGGCTTATTATATGAGTAAAGAGTACACTTGGTTTGACATAGAGAAACTCCCTTCTGGGTGGCTATCTTATCCTGAAAACGCATCCATAAAACTTCGCCCATATTCGTTTGGGGATGTATTATCATTGGCACGTGCAGCCGAAACTGGAATTGGTGCATTGGATAAAATTCTTTCCGGAATCAGATGTAATTTTGATAAAGAACTACTTCTTCCAGCAGATATTTTGTATTTAGGTATCTACAGAAAGTTGGTATCAACAAAACATTCAAAGATCGAATTCACTGTAGAATGTCCTGTCTGTGCAAAAGAAAATAAGAAGGTTATGGAGCTTACGGAATTGAAGTTCAAAGAAATAGAGATTCCTAAATTACCAATTAGAGCGAAATTAGAAGCAGGAACTCTTGAATTCATGCCAATCACATTGGGAAAATACAGAGAAGTTCTTAAGAAGTTCAATGGTGCTCCAGATTGGTTGCTTGCATTCAGTGTTCAAAATATGGATCCAGGAGAAGCAAGAGATATCATCATGAATGCAGTGGATATTGATAAAGAAGTTCTTGATGAAGTTGCAGATCTTCTTAACTTTGGTTTGCTTCCGATAGAATTCGAATGTCAGGATGAATTCTGCGATAATATTATTACCGTTAACTTGGAATCACCAGAAACCGTTGTAATGCCCTTTCGCGAATCTGGGGAATCTTATCAAGACCGAATTGAGTTTGGCAATGAACCACGTAGCAAGCGTTCTGGAGATTCAGGAGATTGATTTTAGACATGTAGAGCTTTTATGCTATGAACTAGAAGAATACTATAAAGAACAAGAAGAAAAGCGGAAACGAGGATAAATCCTCGTTTCTGTTTTAGATTAAGAATGTATAGGAGAACCGAATGTCAGTAGAAAGCTACTTAGATTCCATAAGAAAGAACACTCAAAGCAATTCAGACAGAACTTCAAATCTTAACAGCACGATAAAGAGTCTATTAAACTTTGAAGCTCTGAAGAAAGCAGTCTCTGCTGGAGTAGAAAAAGGAAATAAAGCTGCATTTAAAAGATTGTCGGAATTATCTTCTCAAATACTTACCTCTTCGAATGCTTCCTATGCAGAATTGCAAGAAGTAAATCAGCTTCTTAAGTTATTCTATGCTCAATTGCAAAAGAACTCTTCGGGAAATGTAGAAGTTCCTTCTGATGCATGGATTAAGGCTCTTGCAGATGTGCTGGATGAATTTGGAGATAAACTTCCTGAGAAGTTTCAGAACAGGCTTAAATATGATATAGTTAACACTGCAGCTGGTGCTGGTGCAGATCCTAAGAATGTATATCAGCAATTGAATGTTACACAGAATACTCAGGTCAATATTCTTCAAAATATTTATGCACAGATGACGGATCAGCAGAAGTTAATCGAAAGAAAAGCAGAAGCAGAGAAACCTGTTCAGCAACAAAAGGAAAGAGCACAAAATACTTTCTGGGACACCAAGATGGGAAAGGTTGTTGGATTCTTAAAGACTATTGTTGATGGTCTTCCTAACTTGGCAAAAATGGCTGGATTTCTTGCAGTTGGTGTTGCTGTTTGGCAACAATTATCTGAAGATCTCAGATCAAAACTTCAAGGCTTTGCAGGAATAACAAATTCCATCAGAGCAACTTTGAACTTAAGCAAGGTATTCAAAGATCTTAAAATTGGAGAATCAATAGGCAATGCTTTTAGCAAAACAGCCAGTAATTCATTTTTGTCCAAAATCAAAACTGTTTTTGCTAAAACAGGTACAGCAGTGTCAAAAGTTGGAACTGGAATCAAAACTGCAGCAGTCAATACTGTGTGGAAAATGGATCCACTTCTGGACTTGATGACTAGTCCAAAAATAGGTGCAGCGTTAAGCAAAGTTGGAGGACTCTTTAAAGGTGTGGGAAAAGCAGCAAACTTCTTTTCTCTTGGCTCAGGATCAATTTTAGGAAAAGCACTTCCTATGATAGCAAAAGCAATGCCATATGTTTCAAAAATCCTAGGAAAAGTAGCTTGGCCAATTCAAGTGATTGCTTCCACTTTTGATTTTATAGAAGGTTTCACCAAAACACAAGGATCAACCGCAGATAAAATAGTTGGCGGTCTTAAAAATGTTGTGGTTAAATTCGTTAAATCTATATGGGATCTACTCAAGAATATTCCAAAATGGTTGATTAAAGGTGTTGGAATGTACTTCACTGTCATGACAAAGATGGCACTGAAGTTCTGGAAAGGAATTTTCAGCAAATCAACTTGGACTAAAATAGGAAGTTGGTTGAAAAATGCTTTAGCTGATTTTGGAAAAGGCATAAAAAATGCATTCTTAGAAGCCATTGCTGGTATGATCGATGGTGTAATTGATGATGTTCCTAATTGGCTTGTTGGACCTCTTCAGGCAATCAGAGAAAAAATACCAGTTCCTTTTGGAGGAAGCAGAAGTACAAGTGTCTCATCACAGATCTCTGGATTCAGTTCTTCTCCTTCAACCTTCAGTTTTGATATGGCTACTGGAACCAATTTCATGGGAAGAGACGCATTGAATGCTGCAATGCCATTAAATGCATATACTTCTGGAAATCTCCCTTCCACTGCACAAGGAGTTCGAACATCTGCTGGGGTAAGGCTTTCTTCACAAACTGCAGATTTTATTAAGAGAGCAGGATTAACAAATACAGTTACTTCTGGCATGGAAGGATCACACAGAGGAGATGCATCTAATCCTCGTTCTCACTATTCTGGAAACAAGTTTGACTATGCAGTTAACACAAACAGTGCCACTTCCTTAGCAAATGAACTTCGCAAAATGTTTAGAACTCCTGGAATTAAAGAAATCCGAACAGAAGCAATTCCAAGTTCCGTTGTTGAAGCCGCAAGAGCAATGCTTGAAGGAGAAGGGTACAGAACAAAAGGAGTCTTATTTAATGATGGTTATCCAAGCTATGCAACTGGACCACATTTAGATGTTCTTATAGATCCTAAGTTCTCTGGAGTTCAAGGAACTAACCAAAATCTGACTACAAGTATGTCAACGGTTGGAGAAGGAGTTGAAACAAATCCATTGGTTGCAAGCTTAAAAGCAAACATAACAAAAGCACTTAATGAACAATCAAAACTATTAACAGGAGTTTTGGCACCCGATTCATTAAATGCAGCTAGAAGCAAAGACAACACTGCAATGCTTGCAAATGCAATTTCAGGGAATTCTTCTAAAGGTGTTACTTTCAATAAGAAGAATGATATTACAGATGCAAATCTTGCCACTATGCAATTGGTTGGATTAATATAGGGGACTTAAATGGCAGTATCTTCAGGAAAAATCAGTACATACTCATCAAAAGCTTCAAGTGCATTATCAAGTACGCAATCTGTTATCGGACAATTGTTCCTTTCAAAATTGAAGAGCAATCCAAATTATACAACAACTTTCACACTTCCAGGATCCATGGGAATTGTAACTGGTTTTTGTGAGGGTGGAATCGCATTCCAAGGTACTGCAGATTGGAAACCCATTTGTGATTTAGGTTCAATTGAAGATACAGCAGCTGCAGTTCAAGCAGCTTGGGCTGCATTTGCAAGCCAATCTAACCCAGATAAATCTTATTCACAAACTTCTTTCAAGCAAGTCAGAGGAACAGAGATGAGATACAGTGGATCAAATTGTCCTGCATTTCAATTGAAGCTTATACTTCCTTCTTATGATTCTTCTGCAAAACAAACTCCAATGGAAGCAGTTCGTTTATTAATGAGAAGTGTGTATCCAGAATACGGAGATGTGAACATGTTGGGCACGCAACTTCAAGCACCTCTTGGATATGGCATAAGGTTCAGTGGACAAAATCAGCAAGCAGATACTCCATTTAACACTGTTGCAGTTAGAAAAGGAAAATACTTCTATATGCCACATGCACTTATAAAATCTGTATCTTCTACTTTCTCCGGAGAGGTTATGACAGATGGTATGCCTTTATACACAGAAGTTAATATAGAATTTATACCTTGGAGAACACCTTCTTATTCAGAAGCAATGAAGTGGTTCTATCCATTCACATAAAGGAGAATACTCTTGGTCACAGCAGTATCAGAAAAGATAAATACTTCGAATTTTACTTTCGTTGGCATAAAAGACCAATATCTTCTTGCAGCTGCAGTTAGAACAGAAGTTCCAGACAAATACATCAACTTCTTTTCTCAAGAAGCAGATTTGATCTCTTATGTAGATGTTTCCTATACTGGTTTTGACCTTCCAGCAGTTGAGATTATATTCTCTTTTACAGATAGAGAATTACTTCCTTATCTTTGTGAAAAATCTGTTTTTGTTGTTTCAATTGGAAAAGATATAGACTCTCAAATCCAATCTACTTTTAACATCATCACAAAACAAGTAAAGCAAGAAGTAACAGATAAATGGGTGGCAAGAATTGTAGGAATCTACAACAATATTCCATTCATAAAGCAACAAAAGAAAAAAGTTCACAGAGGGTCTTCAGTTGAAATTGCTGCAAAAGTATTAAAAGAAAGTCTTGGACAAGATCCAGTTTATAATGTTGATATCAGATCCAAAGATTCAATGCTATGGATTCAGCCAAATGAATCAAACTACATATTCTTATATCGTTTATGGAAGCATGCATATATACCGAATTCTATATGGTTGTCTGCAATTGATTTTGATGGACGTCCACGTATCACAGACTTAAGAAAACAAGCCAAGAAGCAACCAGAGATTATGCTTACCACAGGGAATGCAAGTGCATCAAATACTTATTCTATTCTCGATCGATTTGATACAAATGACAATTCAAGTATCAGCAACAACTTTGGTGGATATACTCAATCAAAACCAATATATGATTTAGAAAGATCAAGAACCGTAACTGCTCAGAAGAAAGAATCTGTTATACTTTCAGAGTCAGATACTTTCAATAAAGCAGCAAATGTACAAACAGAAGCACCATATACCATGCAAACGAGCAATGTTCATGAGAACTTCTATTCTTGTGCAATGCATAATATTAGTACTTATCTAAGCATTAAAGCGTTTCAATTAGATGTATCTGCAGAGGGTACATTCATTCCTGTCCATAATCTTGATTATGTAGTATTAAAAGATGTTCAATCAGATGGTCAAGCTCAGCAAGATTATTCTGGTATCTATATGGTTGGAAAAATTGCACATCAGATTGCAGATAAAAAGATCTACACTCATATTACCCTATGGAGAGAATGTTCAAATACAGTTGCATTGGCATCTCTTTCAGATAGAGCAGAAGGTACTTCTACAAAAATCACAAATCTTAATTCGACTATTGATCAATCTTCAGATTTGATGGATGCAGATTCTTATGCAAATACCATGACAAGTTTATCAAAACTTCAAAAAGATGCAGACAGGCTTAAAAACAAAGCAGAGAAATATTCTGATTCTAATGCACTTAAAGCATATAAGAACTTGAATAAACAATATGAACAATTAAAGAGCTATACAAATCAAGTATTCTATGCATCAAGTGTATTGGCAGATGTATTCCCAATTGCAGAGAAAACTCAAGAAAACTTGGAATCTATTGTTACGAATACACCATATGAAACTATTCGTAGAACCATCCGTGATTATCTCAATATTCAAGCAAAAATAACCACTATTGAAGAGAAAATCAATTCTGGAGTTCAATCTAATGGTGTGTATGATAATCTTTCCGAATTAAAAACTAAGTGCAACAGACTTAATCAAAAAGTACAAGAATTGCAATCATTAGGACTTATAGGAAAGGACTTGAATGAATACACTTAATCTAAGAGAGAAAGATGATAAGTTTGGAAAAATCTATTGGGGAACAGTTGCACAAAATACAGATCCTACTAAACAAGGTCGCATAAAGGTTAATCTTCCAGAAGTATACGGAGATTCTGAAACATCAGATCTTCCTTGGATTTATCCACTTGGATATAATTCAGGTGTCAGATTATTTAATGTTCCAGATGAAAAAACAGAGATTGGAGTTGTGTTCATAGGAGATTTCTACACAGGTTTCTATGGAATAGGAAAATATCCAAAAAGTGAGTCCAAAATCTTTGATGAAGATTATCCAAATGTTTATGGAATGGAAGATCTTCAAGGGAATTCCTTCACTGTAAATAAAAGAACAGGATTCATAACTGTAACTCATAAGACAGGATCCATCATTCAAATAGATGGAGAGGGAAACATCAAACTTCAAACCGAAGGTGGAATAACTTTAGATGCAGTTGCAGTGCATGCTACAAATAGTTTTGAAGTTGGCTCTGCATATTCAGGAACACTTCAAGATGGAAGTGGTGCAGTATTCTCTGTAGTTGGTGGCATAGTACAAAGTAGAGGAGACTAAGATAGATGAGTGTATTGCCAGAGAGCTTTTATTCTCAATTGGAAGAAGAACTAGATAAAGTTGGAACATGTGATGACTTACAAAGATTGGCATCTAGAATTGCAGATCAGGTGGAAGCTCAGGTCAAAGAAACGGTCAATAAGCTTATTGCCAAAAATTCAAATAGATTAAAACCTTTGATTAAGCTTATTGAAATGATTACAGGATTATTAACTGCACCTGGAGCGAATCTTGGAGCGATTGTATCTTGGATCACAAATCTTATATCTATGCTCAGCACTCTTCAAGAAACTCTTCTGAATGCTTTCTATCCTTCATATTGTGCATTAAAGCAAGGTGCAGAATTATTAGATGGACTTCCTTCGGAATACTCAAGAATTCAGAACACCATAAATTCCAAGATTTCAGAGAAGATGTGTGCAGGATTGTATTGTCCTCAAATACCTTTTCCACCAGTACCAGATGTTTCTGGTATTTTGTCTCCATTAGATGCACTAATGGGTGCATGCAGTTCGGAAGATTCAGGTTCTGAAGAAGATGCTGCCTCTGAACAAGATAGAGTTAGAAAAGAAGTGCAAAAGACCATTAAATCTAATAGCTGGAGTTTAGATGAGAGAAAATCCTATGCAAAGGAAAAAATACAGTCTTCTAAGGACTCTGTTCAAACAGACCTAACTATTGAAACAGAAGGCTATCCTAGTTGGCAAGAAAAATATGAATTCTGGGATAAAATTTGGAAAGAAGATTTTCAAGAGCAAGAACCAAACGTTCCTCGAAATAAAAAGGGTAAACCAATTGATTCTATGGCACAAAAAGCTCTTGATTGGTATGCTCATGTGGTAGCTGAGAGAAAAGTATATAAAACAAAAGTAGATAACCATGTAAGCAATGTTACTTATTATGAAAAGAAACTGGTAGAAATAGATGGAATATTAGAGGACTTAGACAAGGTCAGTACCATAGATGAATATGAGAAATTCATAGATTCACTTGCATACAGCTTGCCTACTGCTTATGCTAGCATAAGCACGCACTAGTCAGGAAATTATATTAGAAGTATAGGAGAGTGTAATGGAAAGACTTGAAACCAGTGCAATCATATATTCCGATTTGAATAAAGATCCATACACAAATGGATCTTCTTTGGCATATAACTTAGATTCAATCAAACAATCTTTGGACAATCTATTTAACACTCCTTATGGAACAAGATCTTTCCAACCAACCTATGGAAACACATTTAATTTCTTAATAGGTGAATTAATGACTGATGAGACCGTAACATGGTTCTATGATAAAGTAATAGAATCTGTTACACTAAATGAGCCAAGAGTTCAACTAGATACTGGAAGTTCTTCTGTAACTCCATTATATGCAGAAAACAAATACTTGGTCTCTCTGGTATTCTCAGTAGCAGGTCTTTCGACCAATGACAAATTCACTTATGACATTAAAATACTGAACGTAAAGGACGAAGATTAATGAGTTCATATCCTATAGAATCCACATCATTGTCATTCAATGATATAAAACAAAATATTACAGATTTCGTAAAATCAAAACCTGATGCCAGCAGATGGATCGACTTTTACACAGGAAGTGAAGGAACAATCCTAATTGAATTAATAGCAGGTCTTGGTTTTTACACTGCACTTAAAATCATATTTTCAAGAGAAGAAACATATCTTCAATATGCAAATACTTTATTAAGTGCAAGAGCAATTGCTCAGAATCTGTCTTATAGTGCATTCAGAGGAACAAACAGAAGATACAAAATAAGTTTCGTACCAACTGTAACTGTTTCTATTCCTGCATTCACTGTTATAGGTTATCAAGGAGACTATGATTTTATCTGTCTTGAAGATACTGTATTAAATGAAGGAGAAGAAGCAACTATTTATGGTGCAGTTGGAGTCTTTAATTCGGTTTCGGTGGAAGTTCCTTCTTCAGATTTGCATGTGTTCAAATTCAATGACGAACTTATAAGCAATGATTACAAGTTGTATTTAAATGATGAAGAGTTGCCAGTAACAGATGTAAGTGCAGAAGCTCTGGAAGATAAATATTTAGTTCAAAGTAATGCAGTTGGTGGTGTAAACGTAATCTATCTTAATGTTCAAGAAGGTTTTGAGCATAAATATCAAACTGGTGATATCTTAAGATTGGATTATATACAGTATCAAAAGATTCCATATTCTTCAGAAATTCATATAGATTATGCATCTGATGTTACTATAGATAGTACTGAAACCACTGTAGTTCCTGAAACTATAGAATCTATTCAGAATAAAGCATCTCTCACTTATGAAACTCAGCTTATTATTCGTGGTAGAGAAGATTACACCAAAAACTTCTTATTAATGAGAGCAAAATTCAAAGACACAACCAGCAGAGACTTGTCTCCTGCTTATGTGGAATTATCTTATGTTCAAGACGATCAATCTATTTTAACAGAATCTGAAGAGGAAACACTTTTCACAAAACTAACATACAAACGTATGCTTGGAATTCCTCTTCCATACATCAATAAACCTAGACACATGAAGATTGATTTAGATATCAACTTGAAATTGAATTCTTCAAATATAGCTCTCACTGAATATAATGAGAAAGTTGCCACTCTCATGAATTCTGAAGTTGAATATAAGTTCTCAGATGACATGGAAGAAGTAACTGTGGATCTTGCAGAATTGGAACGTCAACTTGAACAAATAGATAACGTTAAGAGAGCTCATGTCTATAATTCTATAAAGACCATAGAAAAGAATGAATATTATGAAGTGGGGGATGTCTTTGCATCGACTACAAACTCAAATCTTTTATACAGAGTAACCAATATAGCATATAGAACAAATAGTTCAGAGCCAGATTGGAATTATGAACTTGGTTCTTTAACCGTAGATAGAGATGTAGTATGGAAGGCAGTTCCAAAATCGGGTTATCCAAATGTATGGGAACCAGATGAACCTGTATGTTTATATGACCTGAGAGTTCCTACTTCACCAGAAAAGAATAAAGATGGAATAATGTTCAGAGTAGTTCAAGGGAAGAGCCTATCTAGTGCATCAACCGAACCAGAATGGAATACTACTCTTGGAGAAAGAACTCTTGATTCAGAATTAATTTGGATAGCAGTTGAATATGTTGCAACTGCACCAAAATGGGAACCAAATACTTGGTATGATTTAGGAGACATAATTAAATCTGGCGAAAATTCATATCAAGTCATAGGAGAAAGAAGAAAAGCAAGTGCATCTCTTCCAAACTTCGCTTCAGATCCAGATGAAATAATCTATGAAAATCTTGTTCTTACCAAAGAAGAGCTAGAAGAAGAGCAAATTTCACTTCCTTGGGGAACATATTGTACAGTTAATCCAACAATCACAGCGAGCATATATTAATGACTTCACCATATTACAATCCAGAAATACTACTTCTAGAGCATGATTTAGATAAAGAATTGATTCAACAAACGATAGAAATTCTTCGTTTTATCTATGGCGAAGATGAACTGTCTCCAGTTGAAAATAAGTCATTAAATCAGATGTTCAATGATACTTTGAATAAATACAAGGATGAAGATGCCCTATCCATAGAAGCAGTTAAAGAAAAGATTGCAGAACAAGGTTATTCTTATATTACAGAAGTATTCACCATTGAAGATGATGATCTTAGAGTGTTTGCTGCATATTTGCCTCTTATTCAGCTTTTAAAAGGAACAGAACCTGGATTAAGACTTGTATTCACTTTATTGAACGTCAATTTCGACCTTATAGAATGGTGGCAAGATCCTAATAATCTTGAATTAATGTCATACATTCTTTCAGTTGAATTAGTCAATCAACCAGTTAAAACAACTTTGATCCCAAGAATGAAAGAATTCTCAAGATCTTATGTATACCCTCTTTTAACTCACGTAGTATATTCAATCCTGTACAAGTTTGGTTCAACACCACATATAGGAGCTGTAGTATATTCTAAAACTGCAATAACTGTATGGCAAGAAATTCTATGGCTTATTTGGTCTGGAGATAGTGAACCTGAAAACTTATGGACAGATCAGTATCCATATCAAGATCCAATAACCAGAAAATCTTATTGGCAGGGTGATCATTATACAGAATTGACTTGGAATAAAACAGGAGAAGAACCAGAAAAAGACAATACTTGGTCTGGAGATGATCAAGATATTCGTGCTTGGGAATATACAAATACTGATGAAATGCCAACCGATGGAGAATTGCTGGAATGGTGGATAGAAAAATTCAATCTATTTGGAGGCAAAGACGAAGAGCATTGGAGCACAGAAGATAATACAGAAGAAAACCCCACACTCACATATTGGTCTCCAGATTCCGAAGAAGAGACAACCACAACAATAGTTAGAGTTACAATAGTTGCAACTCCATCAAATGCATTGGTAGAAATCAATGGAGAACTCACTCATTCTACTGCAGTCAGAGCTGGATCTGAAGTATCATATAAAGTTTATACTGCAGAGGAAGGATTTATATCTCAATCAGGCACAATTACTCCTACAAAAGATACTGTGCTTGAAATAAGTTTACAAGAAGTTATTTCTCATAGCACATTTACAATAGTTGCAACTCCATCAAATGCAAATGTCATCATTTCTACTTCATCTCTATCTGAAGCAGATGAAACAGAAAGCACTTCTGCTCTATCTTCAACTTCTTCAACTAAAGTAGTTAGCAAGACAGTTGAAACAGGAACTACTCTATATTGGAGAGTATATGCAGATAACTACATCAGTCAGTCTGGTTCTGTAGAATTGGTTAGAACATTAATAGAACAAGTTAACTTGGAGAAAATCCCTACTTATACATTCCATATTAATCCAACTCCATCAGATGCAACAGTTAGAATCAATGCTCAGAATACAAATACAATTTCTGCACAAGTTGGTTCAAAAGTTACTTGGTCAGTATCTGCAGACCACTATACATCACAATCTGGATCTGAAGTATTAGATAAAGATATTAGTATGGATGTTGAGCTAGAACCAGTACAATACACAGTCTCTGTAGCTCCAGTTCAGAAGATGGCATCGATAGAATTCAGTTATGAAGACGGTGCAAATGTAGAAACAGGAGATACCTTCGTTAAAGGAATATATGGAACATACATAACATACCATGCAGTCCCTGAAGATACAGAAAAATACAGAGATTTATATGGTACACTAACAATAGAAGGCAACTCTACGTTGAAACTAACTTTTGAAGAAAAAGAACTTGTAGAATACACAGAAACTGAAACTCTATTTGAACATACCAACACTGCAAGAAATCCAGAAACAGGATATCTTCCAGATGGAGAAAATGCCTTAATGTCTGGAATATTTACTTCTGGAAAACAATATATAGGTTCTGACGAAGATGAAGAAACAACAGAAACTCCAACATGGGAAGCAGGAAAAGGTCTATATGCAGTAGCTGGTCCTTGCACTGTAAGCTTAACAGGAACATCAACATCTTCTTCATCTTTAGTTACAAGAAGTGCTGCTGAAATCACTGTATTATATGGAGAATCTGAAGATACTGCAATTGAATATACTCAAGAGGGTTCAATAACAAACGCATTCAAGACTCTAACTTTGGATATTCCAGAAGGTCAATATTTATTCTATGGCGAAGCAAAAGCAACTTATCAAGCATCAGATTCAGAAGATACAGTATCTGCCCATTTAATAAGTGTTGGAATCAAATGTACAGCTACAAGAACATATACTAAATTAGAGTAGTAAAGGATGAATTATGGCAGATTATAAAGTAATCGTAACAAATACAGGACTAGATAAATTAGAAGACGCTCTTGCAAATGGAAGCACTCTAGTTATTAAAGAAATGGGATTTGGAGATGCATATGGAGAGGAATATATACCATCTGCGACTCAATTAGATCTTAAACACAAGATTTATTCTAAAGATGTTACTGAAGCTATTGCTGCTGAAGGTGTAGTCAAGTATAAAACCACATTATTATCTACTGACCCTTCAGGAGATTTCATCGAACTTGGTTTGTATTTGGATGATGGGTCTCTATTTGCAGTTGCTAACATACCTAAACTAGAACACAGGCAATCAGATTCAGGTTCTGTAACTGAAACAGAAATAACCCTAGCATTAGCAGCAGAGAATGCTCAAAATGTTACAATTGCAATTTCTTCTGATTTATACATTACAAAAGATTATGCCAATACCTATTATTTAAGAACTGATGGCAATAATTTGATGACAACCAATCTTTCTTTGGCAAACTTTAAGATCACAGAACTTAAAACTGGTACAGAAAGTACAGATGCAACCAATGTTTCTCAACTACTTCCAGTAGGTTCTATTTACTTGTATGCTGGTGTTTCAACACCATCAAATGCAAAAGATTGCGATGGATTATCATATTCTCGCCTTGGAGAAATGGCTACACTTTATCAGGTAATTGGTACTCTATATGGAAAAGGAGATGGAAGCATGACATTTAATGTTCCTAATCTGACTTCTCCAGATCCAAGTAATCCAAATATTAGATATGTTATTAAGTACAAATACTAAAATCTTGACTATAAATATATATCATCCTTTAAATTATTCCGTTGGTTGTCAAAAAGCCAACGGAATATTATTAGAAGTTCAGATTAAAACATAGGAGAAATTCAGATGCAAAATTTTGGTATGAATGACATCTCAGCTATGATGCAGCAATTTGGGATGAACGGAATGCAAAAGTACATGCAAGCATTTCAACAAATGCAAGCACAAGGTATGCCACAGAACATGTTTCAAGCATATCAGCAATTTAGAAAGAACTTAGGAATGCAGGGAGACATCTCACAAGAGCAATTCCAAGCAATGCAAAATCAAATGAATAACATGCCTCAAGAACAACTTAATCAAGTTAAATCAATGGTAAATCAACAAGCACCTTTCAGGGGAGGCATGTAATGAAGAACTTAAAAAGAGAGCTTAGAGGGAAATCAAAACCTGAATTATTGGATATAGCAGATAAGAGTGGACTCACAGAATTAGAAACAGACCTGATTCTTGAACGTATATGCAAACAACACAGTAGAGATAAAGCCGCTATTGAACTATGTGTAAGTAATTCATGTGCAACCGATCATTTTTGTAACGCATTAAAGAAAATAGAAAGTTGGTACACATACCAGCCTTCAAATTAAACTCCCATCATATAGAATTTAACTCCCAAATCTCATGCTCTTCTTAATAATGAAGAGCTTTATTTTGGAATTAATTTTCGCTCTCCATTTTCTTTGAGCTGTTCTATAGTATAAGTATCATACATCAGTGTATGATATCGTAGTACTATAATAAAGGAGAAATTCAAAAATGAACGAAACTTATGGAAATGGTGGATTTTTCGGTGGTGGTGAGTTCTTAGCATTCCTTATCTTTGCTATCATATTTGGTGGCGGATGGGGCTTCGGTGGAGGTTTCAACCGTGGAGGTGGAATGTCAGGAGCTGGTGCAGTAATTGCAGATAATGGTATTCAATCACAATTAGCTAGCATTCAAGACCAAATCAGCACAAATAAAATCGAAAATTCACTTGGACAAATGCAAAACACTATGGTTCAAGGCTTCTCAGGTTTAAATACAGGCATCTCTAATGGTTTTGCAGCAATTACCAATACTACAAACCAAGGATTCGCTGGTTTGAACTCTGTAATCACAAATGGTTTTGCAGCAGCTGCTTTGCAAAATAACCAAAATACTCAATCAATCATCAATGCAATCTGTGGTTTGTCTAGCAAGATAGATGCTAACACTATTGCAGAATTGTCTGCTCAAAATGCAGCTCTTAAAGCAGATGTAAGCAATGCACGTCAAACTGCATCATTCACTGAACAATTGAATGCACTTGCAGCACAGATTGCTGCATGTTGCTGCAAAATCAGCTCAACTGCTTCGTAAGATTAAATGGTTGAGCTATGCCCTTATTATACTGTTGATACTTAATATCATAGTTCTCACAGTTATAATTTCTGGGAAATTGTGACACAAAGAGTATGGGCAGGGGTTAAATACCTTCTGCCCATATTTGATAAAGGAGAAAATCAATGTTAATGAATAATGGACAAAACACACGTTCTTATAGTCCAGTGGTTGCAGATGCACCGAAAGAAAGCATGACCAAGGAAGAAGCAAAAGAGAAATTGAAGGAGCTTGTGAAAGAACAGATAGCAAACGAAGTTATTGTTGCTTTGACTCTCTCAGATCTCGCTGGTTCTTATTGGAAGATGGGACTAGAAGGACACAAGCACAAATTGTATCATAAAGCATCCAGAGAGTTCAAAGAGAACTTCGATTGGAGAAAATACTATCATGATGTCTTTGATGAATTGCCTCATGTTCATGTTGAATATGAATCAAAAGATAGTGTAAAATCTATGGATGATGTTTACAACAAGATGTATGAACTACATCTTAAGAGCAAAGAAAATATTCACAACATATTAAGATTATCAAGTGAATATGGAATCTATACAGATATGAAACTATTGCATGATGCATTTACTAAATGCGAAGAACATGAAGAAAAACTTGAAGCAAAAATGAGAAGATCTCAAATGTTTGGGTATGATGTTGCCTATATCTTAAATAAAGATGACAGACTTCATTGTGAATATAAAGAGCATAAAGCACGAAAGAAATATGAACATGAGCATCGCACCTTAAAGCCTTATTATCATGAAAAGTAGGAACAAAAGAAAGGAGCTTAATCTTAAGCTCCTTTTCTCTTTAATTGTTGTTTAAATCTTCTAGCTCATCTGATCCCTCTATAGGTATTGGAGGATCTGTATCCATACTGTGAACTTTATCTTTCTCTTCTTCGCGATTATCATCTACTTTTAGCAGTTCTTCTGGGTATTCAAGAGTTATTAAGTCTTCTTGCCATTCAACTTCAACAAGTTCTCCAATGGTTAGAATAGTTCCTGTATTCTTTCCAGAAATCTTTTGAACAGTATCCCCAACTTCTAAAGTTTCTTCATCATAATCTTTTTGAGGTATTTCAAAATGCTCAACTTCATCTCCATCTTCATCATCATCGAATAGATTATCCATTGCAAAGTTTAAATCTTCCGGATCTGCTGCTGAATCTATTGCATTTTGATATGAATCAATGTTCATATCAAATTCAGAATCATCCTTATCTGAATCATCTGCTTCATTCTTTGAAAGTTCAGGATCAAATTTCGCTATTGTATTTCTAATTTCTTCCAATATGTCCATAATTGGTCTCCTATACTCAAATCTAAATCCAGAGGAAGCCTAAATATCCACTATGATAATCCAAAACAAACTTTAAGAACCCATAAAATTGTCTTCCTTTCTTGAAATAAGTTTCTGCAGATTTTGTATTGGATTTTGCTTTAAGTCCAACTGCAGTTGCATTCAATATCTGAGTGAGTATATAGTAAAAGGTTCTATAATTGCTTGAAGAAGCAAGAGCAGACATAGTCCCATCTGAACCATCGGTATCAAAATCAATTTTCTTGACTACACTGAGTACTTCTTGAAATATTTTCTCTTGATTCTTTAGCTTTCTTTTTCTGATATGTTCCTCTATTTTCATAAGAAAAGACATATTTTTCTTTCTCCTTTTCGTCTATTAAAGGTTTTTCTAGGTTCTTCAAAAATTCCATGTATTCTGATGGTTTCAAATCTAACTTTTTTAAAAGAGCACCTATGATTTTGCAAGCTGTATATGAACATCCATAATTCTTGACTACATACATATAGACTTCCATCATATACACTTCTGTCATCGTTATTACTTTTTTAGAACCTTGTTGCATAGGATGAATTAATCCTGCTTTTGCATATTGAGCAATCACAGAACCTTTCTTCCCCAATAAGTCTCCAACTTCTTTTAAAGATAAGCAAGGAGTCTTTGCTAGTTGTTTTTCTATAGCTGTGAACTGAGCTAAAATTTCAGCCTCGATAGGCTCTTGTCTTGATGCCATGGACTGTCCTCCGTTTCATCTATATAACATGAAATATTATACATAGATCTAAGTACATGTGGTGCTCTTGCTTTTGCATCGAGATAATCATGAGCACCAACTGAAATTATTTGAGCAAAATTCAATCCTTCTCTTTCAAGTCTAGATGCCAGTGCTTTAGTTGCAATTGGTTCTATTTCACAAAATCCTATTAGTGTTGAGAATTCTTGAGTATCTTGCAATAATTCCAATGCCTCAAGATTCAGACTCTGGTGTATTTTAAGAGTAGGTGGAATATTTGGATCTTGATCAAATAAAAATCCATCTAATTCTATTAGAATTGCATCAGAAGTTTCCGTTTGCATATAAAGTCCTCCCACATTCTGCAAGCAAAATTGCTTCCGCCATGTCATCATCATATTTATTCTTGATTGCTCTTCCTGATTTTTCTATATACTGAATAGATTCAGGAAAACGTTGCAAACATGCATCCACAGAAGTTTGCTTGACATCATGCTTCTTTTCTTTTTTGAGTTTACCTATTTCTTTTTGAATTTCTCTGTATCTTGTTGAAAGCTCTGCCATTCTGTCTTCCATATAGGCAATCTTTCCAGATTTAAGATCTTCAACTGAATATCCTAATAATTCAGCTTGAACTTTGATTTCTCTTGCTTTCTTGTTAAAATCAGATATCTTCTTTGTATTTTTCGTAGACGCAGACTTAGCATCTTCAAAAAGACCTATTATCTTCTTCCAGTTTGTTGAAGAAGTTGCTGCAGGATCACCAAGTCTATATGGAATGTTTAAGATTTCAAGAGTCATCTTATGTCTTCCAATAGTCTCGAATGGAGAAGTTTGGTGTGCAAGTCCATAGACCACAATAGGTTTTTCAACAAATGCACAGAGCTCATATTCTTCTGTGTATGACCTTAATCTGTCATAGAGTTTAGTAGTTACTTTCTCATCATACTTGAACACTTCCACAATATGTTGATTTTCATCTATTATTGCAGTTGCACCTTGTTTTCCATTATCGATTCCAATGAATAATCTTTTCTTTTCCATTATGATTCTTTCTCTGCTTTTCTTTTAACCAAAAGTTGATCCAATTTTGCTATTAAAGATTTCTTTATTTCCAATTCATTTTCTGCAGGAACTACTTCTCCATCAATTACCTGATCTCCTTCAGTTCCAACCATAGTGTATTGCTTCAATGCAGATTGAATATCTTGAGATTTACTTGTAACTCTATAGAAGTCAATGATAAAATCACGTCCTTCTTTTTGTCTTCTCATTAATCTGTCCATGTATGTTATAAGCTGTTCGAAGGTCAGATTCTCCAATACCTTTGGATGGAGCATAACTTTCTCTAGTTTTCTTAGAGTTCTATCCGCACTCATAGTAGTAGTTACTTCATGATTAAGCAAATCAAGAATTGTACTACTCTTTCTTAGAATTTCTGCTGGAACATTAAAGTTTTCTGTCACTGTTTTTGACCTCTTCTTTCAATTTTGCCTTGTGGATAAATCTTTCTGCATCAGATAACTTTCTGTAATATTCTAATAATTCTAATTCATCTGGAGTCAATTCCTGAGGGAATCTGCATATAATGGTATTCAAAAGCTCCAAAGATTTAAGAAACATCTGACCTGTTGTATTATACAACTTCATCATTTCATTGAATTCGAGATTGCTTACATAAGCTCTGCCAAGTTTCTTACAGAGAGATTCAACTGCTTTGTCAATAAACTTAAACCTCTCTATAAAAGCAAGGACTTGTTCCATTAATGAGTTGAATACTTCTTCTTTTGAACTCATACTGCAACTGCTTCCTCTTTTTTGTGTTTTGTAGGTTTGGTCTTAGCTTTCTCTTCTTCCTTGTCTTTCTCTAATATTGTGTAGAAGTCTATATAGTTTTCTCCACTTGATAAAGATTTCTCACAGTGTTCTTTTAAAGATTCATACCAAGGAAGGGTAACAGATGTCAATCCAAAACTTGAATTTCTTCTTAGTGCATCTGAAATTTTCTTAGCTTTGGAGAACATCAACTTAAGATTGGATTCTTTAGGAAATTCCAAAAGCTCATCATCCAGATTTATATCGGAAGTTGATTTTCCTAATAAGGTGTCTCCAGATTTTCCACTCATGATGTAGAAGAATAAAAATATATCTTTCTCATATACTTCGTACAAAATGAGCAATGATAGTAAATCTATTTTGTACTTCTTGGACATCATGTACAAAACAATAACATCCTGATTTACTCTTGTTTTAGCTATTTTCTTTAGCTCTGATTCTAAATTCTTTGTTTCCACAACAAATATCTCCTCAAATTTTCTGGCAGAAAATCTGGATCTGAATCTAATATGGTAAGAACTTTTAGATTCAGATCATCTTCTGCTTTATATGCTTTTTCTGCTTCTGGTATTTCTGTTGAAGGTGGTTCTAGCTCCTTCAACTTCTTAGAATTATGATATGTATAATTTGAATGGGCATGTCTTGATATACTAAATATATAGTTTCCAAGATTTGATCTACTTGCATCAAATAGACATTGTTTCCCATGAAGTTCCCATTCATCCATAAGTTGCTTATTCTTCTTTCGATCCTCTTCGTTTCTTTCAGGAATTATCAGTTTTGGCTTTTCTGGTTTTATAGCACCAAGTCTTTCCATAACTCTTAGATAGGTGAAATGCACCATATCATCCGGAAATGTATTATCAGGAGAATATCTATTAAGAATAAAACCAATAAAGCTCATTAATTGCTTCGTGAATTCTTTACTATAAACTCCCTGAGTAACATAGATCTTTTCTATTTCATTTACCTTGTTCTTTGGCTTTTTTGCTTTCCCCTGAGGATCAGAAACTAATAACAATTGAGCATTCTCCAATTTAGTCCACACTTACAGAATAATTTCAAGCAAAATTATTCTGTTTCTTGAAACTTTAAATTGTGAACTCTCTGGATATATGGAATTAGTTATTGTTTCTCAAAGAATCTACTTCTTTTATATAAGATTTCAGCTCTTCTTTAGATTCATAGAAAGACGTTCCTTTGGCTTTTTTCAAAATACCTATGCATCCTTCCAGATCCAAATCCAAGATTTCTTGTAATGAATGTTTAGAAGTAATGTCTTTTAAAGATTTTGATGCAACTCCAGATAAATTGAATAGATCCAAGAAAACTGCATCTGAGCATTTATTTAGAGACTCATGTAATACATTATAGAACTTCTGACTTCTTTCTAATGACATACTAGTTCCTGCACAAATTTGATCTGCAGTCAACACGTAAATATCTGCTATATTTGTTACCAAACCGGAATTAACGAGTTGCCTACATACAGATTCTCCAAAACCTTTGGTCTTGAGTTTAATCTTAAGATTCTCTGCAAGAGATATAATAAGTGCTTCAGGGCAATTCTTGTTGCTACACATTAAGTTGGATTCTTCTCCCTTATCATTGGTCTTAATTAAGATTGGAGCACCACAATGTGGACAAACTTGAGGTATTTCTATTGGAATGCATTCTCTGTCTTGAACCAATTTTGCAGTATTGCTTGCAGATATTTGTGGTATGCAATCATTAACTCTACGAATAAATACTTTCTTTCCTTTTGCAAGACCTAACTTTTTGAATTGATTATAACTTGCAAGAGATACTCTGCCAATTGTGCTTCCTTGTATTTCAATTGGATCTACTTCACATACTGGACAAAATACTCCAGTTTTTCCAAGTTCCCATTTAACATCTGTTACATGAGTTACTCCTGCTTCAGATGGAAACTTATATGCAATCTGAAGAAGTGGATTGCCATTGGCACCTCTTCCAACTTCTTTTGTTTTTATGCTGTCATTATGCTTAATAACAACACCATCTATCATGTATTCTCCATCACGTTCTTTTTCAAGATCCAATAATACTTGTGGACTATAATGCCATACTTGAGCAACCTTAAAAACTTCAAGTTGCTGAATTGTTCCAAGCTTAATAACTTCTGATTTGAACACATTGGGGTAATCAGGAAGAATTATATCATAGCAGATTAAGTCCAAAAGTTCACAATGTTTTCCATCTAATCTCCGAACTATACCTGATACACAATTCCTCCTGTTTGCATATTCACCTTTTGGCAACTTATTGAAGTTAGTTTTTGATATAACTACTTCTCCTCTTAGGGTAAATCTCTTGCCAACTAGCTTTGAGCAAAAGTCTGGTACAAATTTGCGAACATTAGCGCTCACATCCTCCCCCTCAAAGCCATCTCCCCTTAAAAGGGCTCTCTCCATCTCTCCTCTTTCATTATATGTTACAGATAGGCTCAAGCCATCGTACTTTCTTTCGCAAATGAGCCATGGCTCATCAATTTTCATAGCTTTAATCCAGCCATCTACTTCTGATTGTGTTTTTGCTTTATTTAAGGAACACATTGGTATCTCATGCTTCATTACTGGAAATCTGGTGTCTTGTCTTGGTTTTGCGCCAATTGGATTTTCTTTTCCTGTTGATTCTTGAAGTGCATCATACTCAGAATCTGTTAAAATTGTTTCTCCAGTATTATAATATGCATCTCTAGCTTTTTCTAGTAATGCTTCTAAATCTTGTAGATTATTCAAATTAGCTGACATGTATTTCTCCTGATATTATCTAAACTTCCATTAATTTCTGATTCTGCAAAAATCCTTTTCTTATAGTATCTGTTGCCCACTGATAAAGCAAATAAGTAACATAAGAATCCTGACATGCATCATGAGCAGTATCTTCAGATATTCCAAATAACTTATATGCAACTTCAAGTCTTAAAGAGTCTGATTCAAACAGACCTGAAGATTTCAATAGTTTCATGTACTCAAACATATCCACAGAATGGTGATGTCTGAAATACTTCCATATAGAATCTTGAGAATCAAATGCTTTTAAGAAATTATCCACGAAGGCTTGATCAAACTTGCAATTATATCCAACCCAGATAAGTGGTGTTTGAAGTGCACAGCAACTAAGTAGGAAGTTACGAAATTGTTCATACATTACTTTTGCATCTGGAAGTTGCATAAGTTCTTCTTTTGATGTATGACATACTTGCAATGCTTCATCAGTGATATTATCTATATCAAGCGGTTTGCACTTGAAGTTTGCAGTATATGCTTTTCCTTGTGGATCTACATAATATATTCCTATTTGCCACAAACTATTTTTAGCAGGATCCAGTCCTGTAGTTTCTGTGTCTATAACTAAAATCTGATTTGCCATCTTAAATCCTTTCTTCAACTAGAAATTCTAAAATGATATATTATTCGCTCTGTAAATTAGCATGATATAATCTCTTACTTCTTTTGGTGCTTTAAGATCTTCTTCTAATATTTGTCCAAGAGTTCTCTTTGCACTTGGCTGTATATCTATACTCTCCAAGAATCCTTTGATATCAGAGATTAATTTTGTGCAACGTTTGAATGTTTTCTTTTCTTCATATCTAAATGCATCTTCAAACTTCTTCGCGCATGAAATAGGAACGTACTCAATATTCTCTATTTCCCCTGAAGAATTGACATCTATTGCACAGAACTTTGGCATATGATCTTTTGTATATTCTTTGAGTTCTGTACGCATCACTGAACCAAGTCTGTGTATTTGCGTGTTTCCTACTTGTTCAATTGGATGTGGCTCGTGATCATGTCCCAAGAATAGATGTTTAGTATTGAACTTTGGAATATCTTCTTCGACTAAACTGAATTCAAGGTCTCTTTCCCAATTATAGAAGTGATGTCCTACAACAATATCTATATCTTCAAAAGATTGCTTCTTTGCTTCTTTGATATCATAGTCAAGCACACCAACTTTCAATCCAGAAATGTTCCAAACTTTATCAGGAGTTAAGAGCGTAACTGCTTTGTGTTTTATTAAGTTTCCCAAAGAAGTTTTTGGAAGAGTTTCCATGGTGTCTTTATCTATATCATGATTTCCAGGAACAATATAGATAGGAACATTATGAGCATTTATACAATCAAGAATCATGTTCTTCACTACATCTTCTGTATGTGCTTTATCAAACCAGTCTCCAAGTTGAATCATGACATCACAATTGCTAAGAATGAATTCCAATTTTTGCATAAATGCAGCAAAGTAACTATCTTTCCTAGAACTAGGAGTCATTAATCTTGCATGAAGATCAGGTACTATTCCTATTCTTGTAACCATAATTCTATCTCCTCTACCATTGCAAAAAGATTTGATACGATTTCATGTTGCAAATCTTCTGGATAATCCAAGAAAGTGGTTAGAAGTTTCTTATAATATCTTATTTCAGATATCCCATATTCACGATCTTGAATATCTTTATTTGAAGTAAACACGATTCTATCTTCCAAACTTTCAAGTGCTTGTTGTAATTTGTACAGACTCCTATTAGTCTTTATTGCCATTAACTTCCTCTTTCTCACTTAGATCAGACTGTATTAGCTGTTGCAATGCATCCTGATCCTTACTCAAAGTGCCTCCCGATACATAGTAGAAAGAATCTGCATATTCCATAAATCTGGTATCATGGGATATCATTATAAGAGACAAACCTTTCTCCTTGCATAAAAGATTAACAAACTCAAAGAATTTTCCTACATAAGCTTCAGATATGTATGAATATCCTTCATCTACAAACATAAATTTTGATCCCAAAGATAGCAAGTAATAAGATTGTATTATGAAAGACAATACTGTTCTTACCCCTCTACCAACTCCATTCTTAACTGACATCTGTATTCCAGTGTCTTCATCGAGTACATACCATACCAAAGACTTAGATCTAGAATCTGTAAGTTCCATTTTAACTCTAAGATTCCTGTCATAAAATACAGACCCAACTACATCATTTATGAGTTCTTCAAGTTCTTGAATAGATGTTCTGTATAATATGTCTATTGCTTTCTTGTGATATTCTTTGGCTTGTGAAATGAGTTCTTTTTTATGCGAAAGAACCGTAATATTTGCATCACAATCTAAGATTTTTGATGTCTTATAAGTAACTTCTCTCTGATAGTAATCTAATTGTTGAATTATGTTTTCTGCTTGTGCAAGTAATTCCATCTTATTGAGCTCCAAGTTTTGTCAATACTTCTGTACATGCTGCAGTCTCTTTATTTAACACAGATGTAATTGCTTCTAACTTCTTAAGTTCTTCCTGAAGTTTTGTGCTAAGTTCTTCAATTGAAGAAACTCCTTCAGAAGCAAGAATATTTGCTATATCTTTCTGATATACTTCCATCTGAGCTTTTGCTTTTGCAATTCCTATCTCTGCGTTTCTGTGATTCTGTTTTGCTATTTGATATTCTTGTATTGTATCTGCCATTGACTTTGTTATCTCCTTATAACTTATGTCCACATAGAGGACACATATCGAATTTCTTCAGAATTTCTTCCCAATGAGAAAGTTCCTCAGTATATTTTTGAACTTCTGCTTCTTGATCTCTATATTTTGAACTCAAACTCTGCACATTTTCAATCTTCTCTCTAAGAGCTAAAATAGGAGAGACCAAATCCTCTTCAACAGGAGTCAAACTCACATCTGTATAATTTGTGATATAAGAACTTTTTAACTGGCATTCTTGGAGTTTTTTCTCCAAATCTACAGCTCTGTTATAGATTTCGTCATCTATGTCAGATATTTTTGGTAGTTCTTGCATAGTTTTCAAGAATGGTGCATACCCAACTATGGTTCTGAGTTTATTCCCATATTGATCAACTATATATGAACTATGTTTATACTGACTTACATAACTAGCCAGAAGTTCCTTATTCACTGTCTGTAAACTTGAATTGATTTCGGTTACTTCATCTTGTAATTTTTGCTTTTCTGCAAAATTCTGATTTAGCTTGAAGTTGACTTCGTCCTCTTCTTTTCTCATGGTATCTATTATAGCACGAGTATCCGTGATGTTGAATATCTTCTCGAATAGCTTGAACATTTCTGTATCTGATCTATCGAAAGGGAATGCAAGATTGTTCTCTGTGTGGAAGTTTAGAACTTTTCTTGGGTCATCAGGATTAAACACAAATTTCTTGTGTAAATCTGGATAAACATCAAAAATATTAGACCTTCCTAACTTTGCATATTTCTTTCCATTCACAATATACCATGCTTTTGATTTCGTTCTATGGAATTCTATATTTGGTATATCTTCATCAGAAATTCCAACCAGCATCTCTGCAGAATCTCCTTCTTCCATAATAGCAGAGCCATTAATGAAATCAGATGCTTCTGCAGGATTAGTGAGCAAGGACAGCAATGCTCTAAAGAGTGCCGTCTTGCCACTGTTAGTTGGACCAGTTATCAAAGCTAATCCAGGAGAAAATTCAAATTCAGCAGATCTGAATGACTGAAAGTTCTTTAGCTTAATCTTCATTTATCTCTCCAATTGCTATTCCGTTTTTGTCTTCAACATTGATTACTCCTTGAAGACTAACCAGATCATAATGACCTTCCAAGAATAACTTCTCTCGAATAGATTCAAAGTTATCTTCTACAAACTTTGCAAATCCAGGTTTCCCATTGACTTTGCATTCTATTCCTGCTATACTTGAGTACCAAGAATTATTGGACTTCTCATATAGCTTTTTGTCTTCTATCAATCTCTTAAGATACTCAAGATTCGATATTTCCTGTCCATATACTACAGGGAAGTTCACTTTGATTCCTGGAATAGCATGTTTATTCTTCTCTGCCCATAAATAATGAGTAGCACCAACTGCTATATCTTGTATTCCGTTTGAAGTATTGGCAGTTGCAAAGATTTTACGATCTTTTGCCTGAGAAGTTGTTATGTGCATGATTACATCTGCAGCATGGTTAAGTGCCATTGGAGCAGCAGTATTATATTCAGATGCACCATAATAAGTTTGATTCATATTCTTACGATATTGAGCAATTGCAAAAGTTATGATGTTTTTATTGGCAAGAGCACCTCTGTATTTATCCAAAAATGCAGTCATTGCTCTTGCTTTTAATGCCATCTGTTGTGATTCAACTTCAACTTCTATCATTTTGGTAGGTACAAGTTGAGTAATTGAGTCTATAACAAGCATTCCCCATTTATCATTACTTGCAAGAATTTCATCTATAACCTCTTGAGCATCTGTATATGTACTGACTTGATTGGTTAAAAAGAATTGACCAGTTGGTATGTATTGATCAAGACCCATATTCTCAAGAATCTCTTGCTTAACGCCACGCTCTACATCGAGATATGCAACTTTCATTCCATACTCTTCTATATAGATTCTGGAAAGTTGAAGAAGCATAGTTGACTTTCCTCCACCTTGCTTAGAAGCAAGGCAGATTAAGTCTCCTTCTTCTGGACCATTCTTTAGGAGTGTATCCAGACAATCTATTCCAGTAGGCTTCTTTTCTTTTTGTTTATACGCAAATTTTTCTAATGCTGATACTTTTGCCATTTAAAAGAATCTCCTCTTTACTGTTTATCTAACTATTAACTACTATCTTATTGTTTAGGCAAACTATTAATGATTGCATCAAGATCTCCTATGTCTGCCAAAGAAATCTCTGACTGAGATGTTG